CGGCAATATATGTCCCCTGGCATGGTTTGACTGTTACTACGTAACAGATGCCATTCCCAGTTATTGCTTTCTACAGTTTTGTAAAGTTCGTCACCTAGTTCACGCCTTATCCATATGTGTTCCATGCTTTTGTGTGCATGGCTCCATTTGTATTCGCACTGTCCTAAATAAAATCGTTTCATGTATTATCCTGAAACGTATGGTTTTCCGTTTGGAGGAACATACCAATTCTTTTGATTATGAATTTTTCCTAGTAGTGTGTAGATGTGCTTTATCTCTGCATCAATCTTTACTCTACTACTTTCCTTGACAACAGTTTTACTACGAGCAAGTAGTCTACTCATTCTGTATTTCATTGCCGATTCAACTATCTCTAGTTCTGCAACATTAAAATCAAATTTTGTATTAGGTTTCAACTTACTATAATCCTAAAAGTCCTAAACCATGATTGGCTATTGCGTTCGTTATAATAGCAAGGCAGGTTGCAATATGTAGTAACACCCATAAAGAGCGTATTATTGCAACCTGATCTGCTTTTGCATTGTCGTTGTAGGCCTTAGTGCCAATTGCTTTGCACCAAACCTCCCACATTACATTGCGTTCTTTTTTTCTTGAATTTCTGCTCTACGTGTTTTAGTAAGTTTACCTAAGTCACCTAATGCCGAACGTGCGCGGGTTGCCGCGGCCTTGGTGTCTTTGTTTTCCCAAGTCTCATGTTCTGATAGATAGTTTTGGTACGCTTGTACAATTTGTTCATGTAGTGTCATAGTCTTCTCCTATATTAAAGTGCGATGCCTGAAGTAGTAGTTAAGTACTGCTTGGCAATTTCGCTTTCTGTTTTTGCAATACAACTAACTGAAGTTGCTTGCAGGTTAAATTTGCCGTCTGGCGATACGCTAAACATGAACGGGGCTAATCCCAGTCCTTGTTGTTGCATCATTAGTACCATTGGCTTTTTGAGGGTGTAAGATTTGTCATCTTCTTTTTCAAGTCGAGCAACAATTTCTTCACCGCTACTTAGTTTAAAAGATACGGTATCACCGACCTTATATGGTGCTTCAATTAACATATTATAGTGTAAATCCTGTTCCGTTATAGTTAGTGTCTTCGACATATTTTACCATGCCTTCATAACCACCAACCTTATTGTCACCAATCTTGATTTGTGGGAATGTCTTAGCAGTTGGAAACTGCTCAAACAATTCTTCACGTGTAAAATCTGCGTCTAAAGTAAAATATTCGAATTTTAATTTATGTGATTCACAAAACTGTTTCGCTTTTAAGCAACTCGGGCAAGCAGGCTTGCCGTAAATTTCAATCATAAACTGAATCCTTTAAGTGAGTCCTTGTCTACGTCTTGTTTAATTCCGCCAATAATATAAGATTCAACTTCAGTTTCCTGAGGTGCAACTTGTAAGCCTGACGAACTTAACCAATGCTGTGTCCAAGGTAGTGGGTTAGTATTAACTGGAGCATCGAATATTGCATTCATGCCCAGTGCCTTTAAACGACGGTTAGCAATGTACTCTACGTACTGATGTAATAGTTTAGAGTTCAAACCAATCATGCTACCATCTTTAAATAAGTATTCCGCCCAATCTTTTTCTTCTTCAACACAATCACGCCATAAGTCATATACTTCTTCTTGGCATTCTTTAGCAATCTTAGCCATCTCTGGATCGTCTTTGCCTTGTGCCCACAACTTTAAAATGTGTGTGCTTAGTGCTAGGTGTTGTGCTTCGTCACGAGCAATTAATGAAATAATCTTTGCAGAGCCTTCCATTAGTTTTAGTTCGCCAAAGCCAAATGTACAAGCAAAAGACACATAAAAACGCAATCCTTCTAAGATATTTACAGTTTGCATTGCCATATAAAGATTTTTCTTAACTTCATACATGCTACCTTCGCCTCGGTGATTAAATGCATCAGCCGCTTCAGTAAAAGCATCATAGTGCTTAGTAACACTTTCTGCTCTTGCAATGATCTTTTCATCATCTAGGATTGTATCAAACACCTCTGACGGGTCAGCATACACATTCTTCATAATGTGTGTATAACTACGTGAGTGAATTGTTTCAAAGAAGTCCCAAGTAACAATACAACCCTCTAGTTCAGGAAGTGAAACATGCGGCAAAAATGCTAGGCATGGACCACGTCCTTGGACACTATCAAGTAGTGTTTGATATTTCAAATTAGCAGTAAAGATGTGTTTCTGCTCTGGACGGAAGTTAGCAAAGTCTGCCCTATCTTTTTGTAGACTTACTTCTTCAGGACGCCAAAAGTATCCTAACATTGTTTGATTTAATTTATCAAACACAGGGAACTTGAACACATCATAACGCTGTGTGTTTTGGTCTGCTCCGAAGAACATGTTTTGTTTTGTAAAGTCTACTTTTTCTTTATTGAATACAGTCTTTGCCATTCTACTTCCTTACTTTCATAATAATATAATACACTCGGTTTGCCCACTTGTCAACCTAAATTGCACATGCTTCACATTCTTCATCATCTTCCACAGCCAATGTAGTTGGTTGTGTTTCTGGTTGGTTATCATGCCATCCAACATTGTGTGCTGGTTCATCAAAAGCCACTTCACTTGGATCAGTCTTATAATCATATGTGTTTTGATAATATGATGTCTTCCAACCAAACTTATATGTTGTTAACAAGTCATTCATCATTACACTCATTGGAACTTCGTTGTTTTCAAAGTGTGTAGGATTGTAACTCCAGTTACCACTAATTGCTTGGTCAAAGAACTTTTGCATTACCGCTACAACATTAATATAACCTTCGTTACTTGGCATATCCCATAGTAAACTGTAATGCTGTTTTAACGACTGATACTGTGGAACAATCTGCTTAAGAGGCCCTTTCTTGGACTTCTTAACGGACAAGTATCCTCTAGGTGGCTCAATTCCATTGGTTGCGTTCGACACAACGGAACTGCTCTCTGAAGGCATCTGTGCGGACAATGTGCTGTGCCTAAGTCCGTGCTTCTGAATGTCAGATCGTAAACTATCCCAATCATGATTTAACTTGTTCTCCACAATAGTATCAACATCTTTCTTATAAGTGTCGATAGGCATGATGCCTTCACTGTATTTAGTGCGGTTAAAGTACTCACAAGCACCTCGCTCCTGCGCTAATTTGTTGCTGGCACGTAATAGATAGTATTGGAATGTCTCTGTAAGATCATGCACTAATTTCCACGCTTCTGGGTCACTATACTTTACTTTGTTCTTCGCAAGATAATGTGCTAGTCCAATGTAGCCTACGCCTAATGAACGTCTTGCTTTTGTACTAATCTCAGCCGCTTTAATTGGATAGTGCTGATAGTCAATAATTTCTTCTAACGCACGTACTGCTAGGTCACATAGTTCATCTAAGTCTTCTAGCGACTTAATAGTACCTACGTTAATAGCACTTAGGATACACAATGCAATTTCGCCGTCTTCATCATCAATGTGTTGTAGTGGCTTAGTTGGTAGTGTAATCTCTTGACATAAGTTACTCATATATACTTTGTCTAAGAATGAACTGTGAGTGTTGCAATGATCTACATTCATAATATAAATGCGTCCTGTTTCTGCACGTTCTTTAATCAACGCAGAAAACAACTCCATAGCCGAAATAGTTTTCTTCTTAATGCTGTATGCACGTTCGTACTTTTCGTATAGTTCTTGGAACACTGCTGGATCGCCAAAGTATGCTTCATATAATCCTGGAACATCGTGGGGGCTAAACAATGTAATGTCGCCGCCCCCAAGCAGACGCTCGTACATTGTTTTGTTAAGTTGAATCGAATAATCCAACTTGCGTACTCTGTTGTCCTCTGTGCCCTTATTGTTTTTAAGCACAAGAATATCTTCAATTTCTTGATGCCAAAACGGGAAGTGTGTAGTAGCACTGCCGCCACGCACTCCATTCTGTGTACAACAACGTACGGTTGCTTCAAATTTCTTTAGGAACGGAACAATACCTGTGTGTGCTACTTCTCCGCCTCTGATTCGTGCGTTGACGCCTCTGATGCGTCCCGCATTGATGCCGATACCCGCTCGTTGTGCAGTGTATCTACCAATCGACATGTCACTTGCAAAGATACTATCAAGGGTGTCATCGCTATCAACAAGGACGCACGAAGCAAACTGTCGCACAGGCGTTCTGACTCCGGCCATGACTGGTGTTGGGATATTAACTTTAAAAAGTGAGGTCGCATCGTAGTATCTCCTTACGTAGTGCATACGTGTTTCTGCTGGATATTGTGCAAATAGTGTTGCCGCAATCATCATATACATAAACTGAGGAGTCTCAAACAATTCACCTGTTGAACGATCCTGTACTAGATACTTGTCAACTACTTGACGCATCCCTGCATAGGTAAAGTTCTCGTCACGCTTATGATGAATGTAACGGCCCAACGTTGCAATTTCTTCTTCTGTGTAACTGTCTAGTATTGCAGAATCATACATGCCACGTTCGATATTTTTGTCGATCATTTCCTTAAAACTAAACGCATTGTATTCGCCGAACACTTGCTTGTTTACAGTATATGATAACAATCTTGCTGCCGCATATTGATAGTTAGGTGCTTCTAATGAAATAAGATCATTTGCTGATCTAATCAAAATCTCTTGGATTTCGATTGTACTCATGTTGTCGTAAAACTGTAAGTTTGCATTCATTTCAATTTGACTACTACTTACGCCGGCTAGACCTTCACATGCATGTTCTACTACTACGTGGATCTTATCAATGTTTAAGTGTTCTTTACTACCGTCTCGCTTTACAATCATGGTACCATTTGTCATCTGTCTCTCTCCGTTTTTTCTCATTGTTAATTAGTTGTGTGATATTTAGTTTAGGTGTGGCATGGTATGTTTCTCTTGCGATTCTAAATTTTTAAATGCTTGATCAACACTGACATGCGTTGTTTTATCTAATCCTAACACCCTATCTCCTACCACTAAAAAATAAAACTGTTCTGATCTTTCTTTGTTTATACCAATATGTATCTCAAATTCCTCTTGGGAAAAACGGTCAGTTAACTGTAACGAATAACACATACCTAGTACGATGCAGAAGTCACAATACATATTTTCATTTACAAGTTCCCAGGGACTAGGCCACATACTTGGAGTATACGGATCAGTATAAGAACTTACTGTGGGGAAGGAGTCGTATCTTTCGATTACATCCTGCAAAGGATCATTAGACGTTTCTAATGTATCTCTAAATGCTGACCATTCAGAGAGCCTCTGCTCATAATTTAAATCATTCACTCTATTACCGTTTTGATCTTACGTGGAACTTGAAAGTCCCAGCATCGGTTGCTGTTGCATTACTTACTTTAATTTCAACTGTATCTTTAGTTGCGTCTGCGTTTTCATCTACTAAACTAGCAGTCAATTCAAAGTTTGTAACAAGTCCAGAAGAACCAGCAAAGTTATACTCGTCCCTCACTGTTATGTTATCGTTATCGTAATCTAAACTAATGTATAAAATTCCACTTCTATGTGCTTCATATGCCGTGCTGTGATACACGTAATCAATTTCGTAGTTAGTGTTAGCATCGCCCGGTAATCTAAAATATCTGTTTGCAATTGACTGGAACACAACTTCTAGTTCGCTTGTTCCGTTCATATCAAACTGACAACTACCTTCGATGACTGGCGTAAACTTTTGGTTTACAATATACTGTTGTTCGAACGACAATGCTTCAAAGCGTTTGAAGAAATCGTTGTTACTAGTATTATTTGGTTTATCAAACTTAATAACTGCATACGCACTACTTGCTTCAGTACCGTTGTTGTTACCTACGCTGTTGAATGTGTTGTTGTTACTTGCTGTGTCTGATCCTTCTTTGACCCAAATAGCATTACGTGCTATCTCATCAAACGAACTGTTTGAAATGCGTGTGTTTTGTGGTCCAGTATCTTGTCCTAGTCCACCAAGCACTGTATTCTCACCTAATACAATACCGTATGCATTAGTGTTAAAGTCACCGTTTCTAATTAATGTGTCTTTAATAGCAAAGTCACTATAAAATGCATAAGTGTATCCGCTAACAGCAACGTTATCAAATGTATTATTATTGCTCATTACAGCCGCACTATCGCCTACTATGCTAAATGCTTTTTGTCCTGCAACTAATGCTCCGCCTGATAACCAACTACCAGTTACTTTTAAGTCAGCAAAGTTACTATCTCTTACACTGTGTACATCAAACATAACACCTGCAACACTCTGTGTTAGTGTCATGCCTTGAATATTAATATGCTTGGCTTGATTGATAAAACTGTTTGTTGATACTGCGGCATACGCACCAGGAGTACTTTCGCCGTTAACAAATGTAAATCCTTCTGTAGCACTTGTAGTAATTATTGTTCTGTCTTTACCTGCGCCAACAATATTAGCATATGGCGGTACTTTTATTGTTGCTGTTAAAACATAGTTGCCTGGAGTAAGCATAAGTGTTACTCTGCTCGACGGGTTTGCTTTATTTGTATTAATAAACAGTTGATCGATTGCTCTCTGGAATGCAATAGTATCGTCAGTGACGCCGTCACCTATCATGCCAAAGTCTAGTCCAGTAACAACATCATCTAGGCGTTGCTGTAAACTTCGTTGTACAGGCTGTGTCGAACTAACCCCAGTCGATACACCGCTGTTGTTTCTGTATGTATATTGTCCTGCAAGTTGGAAAATGTTATCATGTTCTGTAAGAACTTTTGTATTACCTACTGCTGGTGCACCTTCTGAAACGCTACCATTACCTACATAAATTTCTTGTGTGTCGATTGCCCAACCAAGTTCTCCGGAAGCAAGTTGAGGTAAGTTATCTACACCCTTTTTGCCACGTCTAACTTGTATGCGACTGATTTGTACTACTGCCATATTCGTCTCCTGTTACACATATTTATGCGAACTTCTCGTAATAGGTGTAGACTCTGTTG